AACATAAACATCAGCAGGCCAGATAGAACGGCGACAAGAACCATTATTGAAAAGCTGTTAACCATAGCCTCCTTCATTTCTTGCTGCCGATACACCGTATCTTCCCGCTCTTGAATTATTTGCTTTCGTATCTCACGGAACTCCTGTAACCCTTGTGCTCCGTAAACAAGATTGATCATAGATATCAGCTCACGCTGCTGACTCTCCAGTTTTTTCTTAGCTGCAAAAGCTTGAATAGCCTCTTGCTGCGCGCTTCTTCTAAACACCACTCGCCTGAACGGGCTGATGTTCTTAGCTTTTTTGTCAGCATAAAGCACATCTGAGGCGTGCCCGTACCATACTCCGATCTGCATCATAGTATCTTCAGCGGATTTTCCAACTTCCACCATAGCTTTTACGAGCGTGAAAGCCTTGGTGGCTCCAGCGATGGCGGTGATAGGGTCAATCATTTTCGATAAATCGCGTGTACGAGCTTTGGCCCTCTATATCAGCCCAGTAATCACTGGCTATCTTTCCCTCTGCTCGATCTTCTACCGGAACACTGTATGTAAATGCATCAGACTCAATTATGTGCTCATTAAGGTATTCAACAGGCTGAACTAGACTTGTAATTCCATGCTCATCAGTAGCCTCAACGGGATTACCAACTGGTGTCGGTTCTTGAGAATAGCGGCTAGTGACTACCTCAACCGCTACCGTAATACCGGTGTCGTCAGGAACGGCTGTTAGTTCTGTATTAAAAATATTTATGATCATGGTTCAAACCCGCCACCGCCGCCACCGCCGCCACCGCCGCCAGCAACTTGAGCAATAGCTGTGATGAAGGCGTCAAAATCTGCGACCTCGGCTGTTGTGTACCCTGTTTTTTGTAGCGACAGTTTCATCTGAGTGACCGTCAAATATCTTGACTGGCTTCCAGAATAACTACGTGAGTTACTGGCGGTTGTCATAAATCCAGCAGATTGACCGTTCGTTAAGGTTTGGAAAGTGTTGTCTGACAGCGAATATGTTGCGCCCGTACCCGCGGTGTTACCATTAATAGACCCTGTACCTCCTGTTCCTGATATAAAGTAAGCCCAGTTAACTTTTACATCTACAGGCGAAGGAACAGAGACAGTACCTAGTGATACATAAGAAGTGCCGATACTTGTGGTGGTCCCGTCTTGCACTCCAGAGCCATAGCCGTCATATCGAACGCCATTCCCGCCAGCTATTCTCTTGACCTCAAAATGTAAAACATTACTGTCCAACCTGAGTCTAAAACCTAGGGTACCGATAATGCTTGCGAAATAGCTACTATAGGCACTCGAAACTTGAGTAAGTGAACTGCCTGTTTGATTCGCTCGTTCCGCAGCATAAGTGAAAGAGTTAAACAGATTAAGAACATCTGATGCGCCATAAAAGTCAGCAAAGTCAATCGCCGAACCCGACACAGTGCTAATCGTTTTTCCGCTAGCGGGGGTCAAACCTCTGATGTCAGAATCATTAAAAGAAACTGTGGTGCCACTAGTCCCACCGGCTTCGATGTGAATCTGGTTGAGACTAATAGCACCCGAGGTTTGAAGAGCCATTAGTCAGTCCATATAGCCGAGGCAATGTCTTGCACCATTTGGTCGTGACTAGTCATGTCAGTGGCCGTAGAAGTTTCTGTACCATCGTCAGCCATAGTCACAACGTACCGCGTCAAATGGACAATCTTATCTGTGGTCACTGGAAGCTCTGCGTCATCTGTGTCGTCAAAAGTATGCGTGTATACGACCATCATAGTTGGATGCTCGTCGGCACTCATTGCTGGGTACACTTCGCAACGCTGAACTGTTCGTGTGTTAGTTATCGCCATTTTCTAAATCCTCTATTCGCTTGTTTAAGTCTTTAACAGTCTCAACCAATAGCCCGATTATGGCTTGGTAATCCACTGCCTTCATTTCATCGCCGTCGCGGATACTTACCTCTTTGACCACGTCTGGCATGATTTGCTCGACCTCTTGAGCTATTACGCCGCCTGAGTGCTCGCCTGAGTTCTTCCAGTCGAATGTATAGCCAGAGATTTGCTTAACCTTTTCAATGGGGTCGCTAATTTGCTGGATATTTTCTTTTTGGTTGATGTCCGAAATACTGGTTGTTGTGTAGGCCGTTATATTTCCTTCGCACTCCAAATTACCACCAGCCGTAACTCGGACGCGATTAATTATATCAATGTAGTCTGTACCACCCTCAACGCAGTCAAGCATGAGCACGTTGCCAGCAGTAAGCTGAACTCTATCGGTAAGAAACTTAATATGCGTGTCCGTGTCGCCATTGTGGCGGATGAAGTCATCCACACGTAGTTCATGGATAAAGCTGATGGCGCTCGGTTGAACGAAGTAGGCTGTTGGATTGGCGGCATCCGTAAATCTGGTGCCTGTAACTTGACCACTGCTGGTTATAGCACCCGAGTTCAGGGTGCCAGTAACAGCAAGGTTCGCCCCCAGAAGAGACATCCTTAACGTGCCGTCTTGGTACCACTTATAATTTGCGTCAGAATTAAACCAAAGAGTGCTTGACTCAATCCCCATCGCATACCAAGAAGTTGCACTCGCATCGTAAAAACTGATGCGTGTACCCGCAGTATGATCGGCGGTGTTGGGAGGTGCGACACTTGAATTGCCGCGTGTGTTGTTGATAATCCCAGTAAAAACAGAATTTCCAGCACTATTAATTTCAAACCTATCCTCTAAAACGCCATTGATAAGCGTTTGGAAGTGAATAGATCCGTCTTCAGCGCCGTTGTTTGCTTGGTCTGCTACGCCATAAATAGTTGCAAACGTATTTGTAGAACCAACCGTGTCTTCACCTGTGAACGTAATTTTACCGATCAAGTCACCGTTTGATCCTAGGCCTGAGTTTCTCCAAAGATTAAGTTGTGGCCCTACTGAGGCATCTGTATCTGTAGAGATAAGCGTGACTTGTGCGCTGTTGTCCGCAGTTGTAAAAACACTTGTGCCGCTTACATCTAAAGCATGAGTCGCTCCGGGGGTTGTGGTGTCATTGACTCCATATCCAAGCCGCATTGAGTGGTTTACTGTCAGCTTGCCGTCATTGGTAAGAGCCATAGCACCTTGAGCGTCGGAGTTTCCGGTCGTTCCCCACCAGAAACCACGACCGGCTGTGGTGTTCATCTGGAAGCACATTGCATAATTGCTTGCGAGTCCACCATACGAAAAGCCGTTTTTCATGCCTATACCGTATGTAGTGCCACTCCAAACCGAAAACTTAACTCTGTATCCCCCTGAGCCTCCAATAAAATAGGGGGCATCAACTATCCCACTGCTGGTAATCGCACCACTCGTAATGGATTTAGAGAAAACTATGCTAGTAGGAGAGAAGGTTGCAATATTTGAGTACGCTCCTCCAGATTCAGAGCGAATATAAGTTTTACCGCCAGTGGCTACGTCCGCATCTCCGGTGAGGTAGTTGTTTCCATCGTAATAGCCAAGCCAAGTATGCGCACCGCCATCAGTGTTGGTTATTTTTAGTCCGCTTTGATTATTTCCAGTTGGAGGACTTACTTGTAATGCAACGTTTGCAGAAGCCGCCGCCGAGCCCAAAGTTGCGCTATCTGCTGTGATAGCGCTCGCAGAGATGTTGCGCGACGTACTTACAACGCCAACACCTCCGACGCTTAGTGCGTAGCCACTTATATGCCCCCCTGCATTTCCTGCAAGTGATAAATGTCCGCTTGCATTGAAGTGCGCCGCAGTAGCACCTACGCCGTTACCTAAATGAACGCCGCCAGTGCCATCGTATAAATTAAGATATGTACCGAAAGCGCCAGTCGCCGCGTCAATGTGTAAGTTGCCATTTGTTGTGCCTATAGAAGCTCTAGTAGAAGTTGAGTTGTTAGCGTTACCACCGATAGCTAATGACCTTGAGTAAAGACTATTAGGGCCAAACACTGCTAGGTTGTTGCCAGATACAGATAGTTGACCACTGCTAGTAATCGCGCCTGCTGTAATGTTGCGACTGGCGTCGACGAGGGTAACGCCGCCTACCTGTATTGGGTTTGTCGCTGAAACAAAGTTTGCCGAACCTTGAAAGCGCGCTAGTCCGTAAACCTTGAGATCATAAAAACTTTCTGCCGCACCGCCAGCGCCGATTGCGCCTGCTACGGTTAAACTTCCATCACCACCATCAGCTGCACTTGAGCTATCAGCGTTGATATTTACATTGCCATAGAACGATGCAGCTAAAGGATCTACATAATTGTTCGATCCTCTGCCGTGCAACTGAAACTTTAAGCCATTACCCGGCTCATAAAAATTAAGATCAAAATCAGGAAAATTACTTGCTGTTGGTGCATTATAGATCGTCCAGACACCAGTTCTTGAAATAGCGTTGTTTACATCCCATCCGCTTGCTTCAAATGCCACTGATGCTGAACTAAATTGCGCGCTTGATGATGTTGCAGTTCCTTGTTTTGCAAGGGCGACCTGCGTGCCAAACGTTCCAGTGCCTGTGCTGGTGATATCCCCACTCGAAATATTGCCTGCGAAGGTTGCGTCTTTGCTGGTATCAATTTGTAACGCAGAAGCATTATTTTGATAGAGGTGAAACGGCTTATTCGTTGTTGTTCCTATGTAGCTGAAACTACTTCCTACGAGAAATATACCGCTTGTATTAACATCCGTTCTTCTCAGAGTTATGCTCGCACCAGCCGACGGGTTTGAAATACTGGCGTTACCGACGCTAGTGATAGCCTGACTCGAAATCGTGCCGATGTTAGTTAGGTTGCGGCTAGAGCTAATGACAGTAGTGCCGCCAATTTGAACCCCACCAAACGTCGAGGTGCCTGTGCTAGTGATAGCCCCACTCGTGATGGTGCCTCCAAAGATTGCATTTTTAGAGGTATCAAGTCTTAATGACGCATTCGCTAGGCTTGTACTTAACCCGTTAGTTCCGAAAACTAGATAGCCGCCTGTCTGATCTGCAAAAATATAATTTGCACTTGGTCTTTTAAAGAATTGATTACCGCCAGTAGCATTCCCTACGGATAAAGTAGTACCCAAAACGTCTACGTTACCGTTGCCGAACACGCTGAACGTCTTAACGCTCGTTCCCTTGTAACCGGCGTTGTATTGGCTGTGAAAATGTATATTGGTTTTGCTTTGGTCGTATTCTGCCCCAATGCCTGCAATATTGTTTGCGCCGTCATGCCAAACGAGACTCTTTAGGTAACCCGCGTGTTGTGACCACGACGACATCTGCAAACGCAAGTAATCAACATCGGCAGACGTTATCGACCTTGTTCCTTTAATTAGCCCACTGCTATTAATCGCGCCAAAGAAATCAGCACTTTGGTTATTATTAAACCTAGCAATAGACGAGCCGCCATTTGTTTTAAATAAGATATTGCCGCCTGATGTCTTGGCAATAACATTGTCTACGATAGCGTTAACGCCGACAAAACTGCCGCTTGTCGTTATCGTTCCACTGCTAGTAATGGCCCCACTAGAGATAGTGCCGATGTTGATTAGGTTGCGACTAGCGTTAATGACAGTAGTGCCGCCCATTTTTAGCGAGGTGCCTAGCCATAAATCTTGCCAATACTTATCAGTTCGACCAAGGGCATATTGGTTTGTTACGGCGGGTGACAGTCCACCGTTAGTAAGTAACTGACCGCCACTTGGTGTGAGGTATAGCGTATCGCTACCACGAACAAGCTCTAAATGGTTCGCGTAATTACCATTGCTTATAGTCAGCTTGCCAGAGAACGCGCCTGTGCCTGCAAAAGTAGCGGCGGCATCTTCGTATATTGTTAGTAGATTTGTAGCTCCGTTGTCTTTGCTGACAATGAAGGCTCTATTGGTTTGATCGTTATCATTGTCGATGTCGATCCGAATACTTCCATTCGACTGAATCCATCCGCCAACACTCGGGTCATTTAGCGTTAGCTTTCCTGTGCTAGTGATAGCCCCACTCGAGATAGCGCCTGTAACCTCAATACCTGAGCCACTCGTGGCTAGTTTTTGTCCGCCTGCATAAAATAAAGAAACCTCTGCTCCATCTGTTCCTTTTAAGTAGTTAGCAGTAGCTCCAGCATTCTGCAATCTAACGTCAGTACCTTGTATCAACAGGTTTCCAGTTCCTGAGTCAGTAATGTATGAAGCAGAGCCTGAGTGGTAGATTTGTAAGTCGTTGTCGCCAAAAGTAGCTTTGACGTTATCTCCGAATGACAAATTGCCCGTCATCGTATCCCCAGCGATGGAGACCGATTCGGTGTCGGCGGCTGTTTGGGCTTGCGAGGCTATGTCATCAAGTGCCGCAGCGACTACACGAAGTGCTATTACAGTTCCGGAAGAATGCGCCACCGCAGTGGTGCCATCTTGGCCCCTAGTTGCAGTAAGTGTATTAGACGAAACAGCTGTTACCTTAACAATCTCTGAGCTTAACCCTTCACCTATAGAAGCGTAGAAGTAATCGCCGCCCCCAAGAGAGGGGAACGACGAAGCATCAGATACCGTTAATGAGGTAGCAGAATTTGTAGTAGCACTCGCGAGCGTGGCGCTGGCGAGGTTGGCAAACTTGACAGCCATATATAAACCTCTTTAGATCAATGACTTAGGAGGCAGATACCGTCCAAGTGATAGTCAAACTGTCGCTAGTACCTTTTGAAATTGATCCAAATACAGTATGGCAAAGCATGGTACCGCTACTGCTCGCGTTAAATATTCCGGCCTCGGTAATAACTGCGGAGGTCGACGGAACTCCAGCTGCAAAGCTGGCAACGTAGACTACGTCGTTATTATTTACGGTAGTGCTGGTTAGCGCGGAGCGTGCGGATTCGGACCCAAGGGCCGTGTCGCTTGCAGAGGCAGCTGTATTGTCGGTTCCAATTGCCATGTGGCTCATTACACTGGCAGAGCTTCCGGCCATTCTTGATGCGACAAAGCTTTTACCTGCTGTGACAACTAAGTTTTCAACAGATTCTTTTTGCTTTATTACACCATCCTGAGAGGTGACGACAATATCCAGCCGCCCCTTTAGTTTAAGATCGTCTTGGATCATTGTGAGTCTCCACTTTAGTCAGCGTTTAGTAACACGAAACCCAAATCCCCTTTATTGAGGACTGAGCTGGCTACCAATCTTTGGGTAACTAATACGTCACCCATAGTTACACTGTCCGAAGTACCTTTCCGTGGAGACAGCACGGGTGTGTCCGATATGTTTAAACCATCTAGCGCAAGCTTGGACACAGAAAAAGCTTGCACTTCATTTACAATTATATTCTCAGAAGCGCTCTTGGTAAATGCAAAAATCGCGTTATCTGTCAAGGGGTTAGTTGAGTCTTGTAACAGCTTTCCAACTGATCTTAGGCTGAATTCTGACAAAGAATAGGAGTCGGTGTTGCTTTTAGAAACGCTAATGTCCGCATCTTCAGCAAGGGCAAAGGTATCAGATTTTTCTGAGCTTACTGAGGCGACCGGCGAATCAGATAAAACAAAGGAATCATCAGAAAGCTTTCCAAATGCCAGAGCTTGCTCGTCTTGCAATGAGTAAACATTGGATTTGTTGGCAGCTGCCTCTTTGTCTATCTGGTTGAAATCATCAAGGGTAAAGAAGTCTTGAAGACCAAACCCAACGTCAAATGACTGCGTTTCTGAAAAAGATACCTGATCATCTGGAGACCCAGAGACGTTGGTGAACCCATCGCCGAATGTAAACTCGAATGAAAAAGGATCTCTAGTTGCTGTGAGTACTTCGGTAACACTTATAGTGTTAAGTCTGTTAAGGCTTGGACTGGTTTGGATACTTTCAGTAACACTGACTGTATCTTCAGAAACTTTAGACGTGCTGATTAAGGAGGTCTCAGATAGAGACGTACTATCAATTAAAGAGCTGCCAATACTAAATTCAGCGGCATCTATAGTGGTGTATGTGTCAGTTGCAAAGCTTGAGACATCAAAAACCTGACTGTCTAAAACACTGACGTCGTCACTATGGAGTCGACTGAAGTCCATGACATGCGACAAAACATCTGTCAGGGTAGATGCATCTGTAGGGTTTTTATCTATCGCCTTTACAACGGCATCCGTCAATACTTCTAGGTCATTTAAAGAGCGGCCGATATCAAAGAATGTATCGTCAGAAAACACGAAAGAGTCAGTGTAAGAGGGCTCTATAGACAGTAACGGTGTATCTGCAAAAGAAAACTGGTCAGCAAAAAAGTAGATAGTTCTTTCTGGATTGACGTGAACGTCGTGCAAGAAAAGGCTGCGCCAGTTTGGCGCCGCATGTAGTCTTCTATAGCTGATTTCGGGGGCTAATGCTCGATAGCTGGTATCTAAGTATAGATTTCGCTCTGAGACAACTGCCGCAAAGGTACGTTTAGACGCTTGAACGTATATCTTTCGACTTGTAGCACTCGCGACCAGCCTTCGGAATCTAACCTCGGCATGGATCGCCATATGTCTTTACCCGAATTGTGATCTAACTTTAAACTTAATTAGATCAACCACAGTTTGAGTTCTGCTCCCGGAGTCAGTAAATTCTATTTCACCCTCCAAGACGCCTGTTGTATCTAGAGTGTCGCTGTCAAAAACAAAAGTGACCTTGCCGGCGGAGCCGTCAGTAATAGTTCCAACAAGCGTGTCAATCAATGCGGTCTGGCCAACCTTGCGTAGACGCATTCTTACAGAGCCACCAGAAAGAGTAAGCGCCGCAAATGTTGACGGGTCGTCTGTGTCTAAAGTTAGACCCGCAGCGGCTTGGTTAGAGTCTTTTAAGGTCAGCTCTATCTCGGGCAACTGGTCGCCCTGAACAAGATCGATAGTCGTTATGTAAGCCATTAGATAAACGCCCTCGCTTTACATGTGAGCGTGCCGCCAGAAAATCCATACTTAACTTGACGGGTAGTGCGACCCACTTCACGCTCGAAGAGGTTCTTGTTAACCGACGCCATGTTGGGATTTGTGAACGGATGCCCAGCCATCATTTGCAGCCTAAACAACGCACCATGCACAAGAGCCTCTCGATACTCTTTACCGATAGTGTCGGGAATGCTGGTACTGGTTGAAGTCGGCTTTACAGAATAAACGACTCGAATGGAGTCGCTGTCATTAGGTATGGGTGCCACAAAAAACTCTGCGTTATCACGCTGTGAGTAATATGCAGGCTTGCCCCTTTCTGTTTCATCACCAAGACGGCGCAGCAGCTCGTTATAACTAATTGGCTGCAACGCCCTATGGTTATCAAAGATGTCGATGATGTGATTAAGCTCGGTCCCGGTTGGGATAGTAACGGAATACTCGTTGACCCCGCCGATCACAATAACGAACTCTGGCTCAGGGATGTAAACGTCTGTCCTACGACAGAATTCAATCGCTGAATCACGAACTGCACGCTCTATGATGAAGTCAGGGCAACCCTGAACTTCGGTTCGGATGTGAACATTGAGGTCTGAGTATTTCATTAAGCTCTCCCAGCGTTCCTATCAGGAGTATTTGGCACTGGCGTAGTTGCGCTGTCAGCTTGAGTCTTAATACCCAAAGCGTTAGCGAATGACGAGTAGTGCATCATGCTTCTTTCTGCGTTACCGGCGTACTCAGAATCCTTCTGATATGCACGATACAGTATGTAATCCAGTATGCAGTTTGCGTAAACATCATCTAGGCTGATCGTCGTAGTGTCAGTATCAAAGTTACTAACAGCAATGTCTGACGGTGCAGAGCTATACACGATTTCCATATCGTGACTTCCTGCTGCGCCTTTCGGATAAACATAGAAATGCTTAGGGTCAGCAGGATCGTAAATATAGTGCTCGATCTTGTTTGTCCCGGCTGCTGTTTCATGCCAGTTAGGTAGAGTCTCATCAAGGATCTTTCGATCAACTTGAGTAATCGCTCTGCCACTTACGTTTCTAACAATCTCGATCAAGCGTAATGCCGCGGCCGGAAGAGTCTGCTTGCTACCGTCAACACAAGAAAATGATTCGTTGACCATCTTTGCGTCTGGGCGATGCAATACAACTTCTTTCTGCGCGTCATTAAAGAACTTCAGCAACTCAGAGTTTGGGAATCTGACGTTGGTGCTGTCCTGTAAAATGATCGAGGCTCTGTCTAAGATGTCCACAACCTTTGTTGTTGCCATCGTCAATCCTCCCACTCAATAACTTCAAGGTCAGGCAAGCCCTTCCAAACAGGGTTGTAGTCAAAAATGTTACCAGTGATGACATTTCTGACACGCTTAGGTACAGGTTGCTTTTTCTCAGACTCAGCAGGCTCTTTGCCGTGCTGACGTAGTCGGGCAATCTGATCTTCAAGCTGCTCGAGGCTTAATCGACGATCCAGCTTTACACTGAACTCCGATTGAGCTTCTTTAAATAGCTCGTCCTTTTTAAAGCGCTTACCAGTTTCCATAATAAATCCAATAAGTTAGGGGGGCTTTCGCCCCCCGTACCGGTCTTTAGACCTTCCACTTACCTACAGCGAGGCAATCAGGAACTACGACCTTAGAGCCGTATACCTTCAAGCCACGAACAGCATCACCGAAGGTGCTCTCAAGGCGGACAGTTTCAGTGTTAGTGAACTGCGACGCGAATGAGATAGCCTTTGGGTGGCCTGCAAGTACGTGAGTGTAAGTATCGTCAGCACCTGAAGATGCTGTGAAGAGCATGTTTGACTGATAAACAGTGAAACGATCTACCATACCTACACGACCGTTACGCAGAGGAGACTCTGAGTCGCCGGTCAAGTACGCTTGACGGAGTTCTGACTGCTTGAGCAGGCTGATCATCGAAGGAGGTAAAACGATGAATCGTCCTTCCTCTGGGATGTTCAGGTTATCCAGCGCTGTAGACAGCTCAAGGATCTCACCCAATACGTTGGACGCAGTAATTGTAGTCTGAGCACCGATTGTAGTAGCACCGGTAATCACAGAAGACATTACGTCAGACTCAACTGCAACGCGCATACCTTCGGCAGCATCAGAAGATGCAGCTTCGAGCATGTTGATGTCAGCCTGAGCTGCCAATACGTCGTCAATCTTGAAGCTGTAGTACTTAGCCTTGTCGATCAACATCTCGACCTTGGCAGTAGTAAGCTCTTGGTTTGACACAGTACCAGCGTAGTCGTTGATCGTTACCGCGGGTACGGTTCGGATTACAACCTTGTCGCCTTGACCTGAGATCTCGCCTTCGTAGTCAGTGTTTGAAATTGCGGGCAGTACAGACTGCTTGTAAAACTTAGCCTGAAGGAGTTTTGAAAACACCTCTGGGACGAAATTTACTTCAGATGTAGCACCCGTGCTGAAAAATGAAAAAGCCATTGTTTAATTCCTCACAAGAGTATTAATTAACGGCGGATTGATCCTTGTTCCATGGCTTTTAAGATCTCACCCTGATACTTCTCGAAGTCTCGATTCGGCATCCGCTTGATCTCTTCCACAGTCCAAGTTTTCTTTCCACCAGTATTAGGCTTCCGAGTTTTTGGCATCTTAGGTTCTGCAACCTTCCTTGCTTTCTCGAGAGCCTGCTCTTGCGGCGTGGGTGGTTTCATGCCCATATCAACCTTAAACCGCGTCAAAATCGCATTGACATCGTTAGAAGATCCGCGTTCCACCCACTCGTGCGTTCGAGGATCTTGAACCTCCAGCCAATTAATCCAGTCCGCGGTTTCGATCAGTTGATCTACATCGGGATGAATCGCTCGGATTCGGTCAAAATGCTCAGCCTGCGCTTGTGTTGCAACGGCTTCCTGTCGTCTGCGTTCTTCAGCTGCCAAGGCATCCTTGGTGCTTGAAACCTCTGCTTGGGTTCGACTTAACTCGTCAAGGAGCGGGCCAGCTATGTCGGGATATTCCTCCCGGATTTTTGCCAGCTGCTCATTGTCTTTTTGTCTCTCCTCCAGCTGACCTTTAAGATCGCCAACAGCTTGCATCAAATCCGAATTTAACTTTCGGAGTTCAGCAGCCTCTTGGGTTGCTTTGGTCATCCTCGCTTGAGCGCCTTTCATCGCTTTCTCGGCTTTATCTAGCCGATCCTGCATTTGAGTTTCTTCGCCGCGTTCTTCCTCAAATACTGGAGCCTCATCCGCACTTTCAACTTCGACCGTATCCGTAGGCTCGGGGGTCTCTTCAGCAAGCGCTTCCACTTCTTCGGTTTGCTCCACGTCGACAGGAGATTCCGCTTCAGTTTCTGTCAGCTTGCTGAGCATTTCTCGTGCTTCAGCTTCTAAACGCTCAGGGTCATTTCTACTAGCCATATATTTTTCCTCGGGTCCACAAGGGGATGTCCGTTAAGTAATTGCGGATTTCCGGTTAGGGGTCCGCTCTCGGTCTAGTACCGCTTTCGCGGTATCTTCAAGTTCAAGCGCGAAGCGCAACTCAGTTACGCGGCCTTGCTCAAACCTAAAATTCTTTTCGTCTGCCTGCTCTAGCCGGTCTCTAGCGTCAGCCAATCGGGACGCCAGCAGGTCCGATATCAGGGACCATGCCGGGCTGAGCCGGAGTTCCAGTACCGCCCGGGCCTGCTCCGGCGAGCATTTGATTTTGGAGTGCTTGTTCAGCTTGCAACCTCTCTTCAGACTTAATAATTTCATCCGGGTCGATATCTAATGTCTGCGCGATGTCGCGCAACAAACTAGGTCGATCCACTAAAGCCGCATCCATGGGGTTAGAAACCAGTGACAGGAATTGGAGCAGTCGCTGGCTTTGCACTTCTTTTTGAACAAGAGCAGTGCTACCTCTTGCGACGATCCTGAGATCGCCTTTGATGTCTTCCCTCGGATTGAACTCCATATTCCAGTGGAACATTGCTTCAATCATTGGCTCCAAAAGGAAGTCATCAATGTTTTTAATCGTACTTTTGAGCGCTACGTTCGCAGCTCCCATCAACATAGACATGCCCGTAGCTGTCTTGTTTAATGATGCCGTTTGCTCCCCGTGAGTGTAGGAGGGTAGGCTGGTCGTCTCATCCGCAAATCGGCGGAAGATTTCCACGATCTGGTTTAATCCATTGGCATTCGCCACCGGTTGATACCAACGTACTGCCGGCATAGAACCATCACCACCTTCGCGCAAGAATACTCGCCATGGGTGTATGTCCGTGGGGTCTTCGCCCGCTGCCAGAAGGTCAGTATTAACCTCAACCATTGGGCCTGATGAAAGGGCCATGTTGTCTAACCAAATCCGAACAGCAGCGTTCATTGTTGTTTGGCTGTCACGCATCATGCGAGGCACGCCGATACCCCAAAACTGATGGGGATTACGCTCATACGGGAAGATGTGATATGGAATTTTGTACCCAGCAATCGGGTTTAGCATGACTTTTAAAATCTTGCTCTCACATAACCAGACACATGCAGAGAACTGATCACTCAGCTCCATACCTTCAGGGACGTCTATCCCGTGCTCTTCTAGGGCGTAACCGTCAACATCACCCCAGTATTCAAATACTTCAAAACGGTTAGACTCAGCATGATCCCTAATGCCAGCAATCCTACGCAGTGTTCTTTCATGCTCTTCCTCAACATGATTACCTGTCCGGTTCATCTTGAGTAAGTACCGGACCATCTCATCGTCAAAGTCTGGTAGATCAGCCAAGTCCCGGAACTGGCGACGTGTTAGTACATGACGACGAAATAATCCATTGCAATCATCGAGAGTCGTGCAATAAGGGTCGACATATAAATCAAATATAGATACGCTTTCTAACTCGGGGACTGGGGTCTCAACTACGCTCAGTGCGTAGGTCTGCGCGCCAGTTTCAGGGTCTATAGCCTTCCCGTAAGACTGCTTAGTATCGATTCGAACAGTTCCTGCTTTGACTGCCCCTGATCCAAATATGCAAGCCTCAAGTATGGATTGCTTCAACTTCTGGTCGGCGCGTTCCTCAATCAGCTGATCTTTAATCTGAACAGTCATGTTCTTGGCAGCTTCTTCCGCCATCTTCTGCTCAACTTCTTTGAATCCCTGTTCAAGCTCGCCCATGCGCTCAAGCATGAGATCTTGATTCTGCATTGGGTCAGCCATGCCGGAGGCCATCATGACTTCTTGCATTGCCTGCTGGCGCATTCGCGCAGCGGTCAAAGGATCGATGTCGGCGATCGGGGTAGGGTGTACCGCAAAGTAAAGGTCGCCATGCTGAAAGAGCAGATCAACAATACGAGAGTACGCGGCCATTACCTTGGTTCGGGTGAGGCCTACAAAAACTTTAGAGCGGGCGCCGCCATGATCATTCAGGCGCGCAAGGATTTCGGGCTCGTACTGCCCATTGTATTGGCGCAGATCTTTAAGCCACTCGTTCTCAGTTTCTTTTCGTGCGTCTTTGTACTCTTGAAAGATGTCTTTCAGGCGATGACCCAAGCTTTGCAGTTCTTGCTCCTGCTGCCCGTCGAGGTCTTCGTCAGAGACAAACTCTTCTTCGTACATTAACTCTGCTGGATCTTGCATCTAATAGCCCACAGTCGAGTCCAAACTCTTAAAGCCGCGCCGCGCAATATGAATGCGAGGGCGGGGCATTGAGGCTAATCCATGCAAGGCGATGGCGTATGCCATCACCCTATCATCATAACATCCATTCTGAGAATTGAAACTCCCTTTATCATCAATAACATACGTTCGTAATTCATTAACTAACTCGATGTCTGCAACACCCCCTTCACGCTGTCGAAGTAGGGCGGCAAGGTTGTCGATAATCAGGGGTTTTGTCTTTGATGTGGTTAAAAAACCACCACGCTTAGTGAGCTTGTCACCATATGCACCATCAACTGAACTCTCTACAAACAGGTTGGGGTACTGTATCTCCTGTAATCGGCGCAATGTAGTGAGGCCGTGGTTGTTTCTTTCCACCACCATGTAGGCTCTATTCCATCTATCACCTAGCTTTCCTAAGAAATTAGCGTACTCGAAAGGGTCTATATGCCCGTGATAGCAGGCTACTTGGTTGCCTCTCGAGTCTAAAACCTGCGCGCAACTGTAGTCTCCGTAGGACAGACCCTCGGCAACGTCCACCCCAATCACATAATTTTCATCAGGATCAGGGTTACACCACTCTTTGTAAGGCCCGTGCGTGTAATTTTCCAAAACTCCGGAACGGTAATCGCCTCGGAAGTCCGGGGTATAGCAGTTGTCTTCGGCGTCACGGAGAACCGCGTCCTCTACAAAGCACCGGCCGGAAGTCAAAAACGCTTCGATCGGGGTGCTCGGGTATTCTTGCCGGAACAAATCAGATGATCCCAGCTCGTCAAGTTTTGCTCGGCGGAACATCAACTGCTCGTCGTCTAGCTTGTAGGCCTGCGCTAGCTTGTCTTCTTCGGGGGTGCGCTCGAAGTATGGGTTTACTTTTCGGCGGTACTCCGGCATCCAATACCACGGTATGAAGCACACGACCCACTCGGTTTCGCCGCGCAGAGACTTCATCACTTGATCGTAAAACCAGCCGCCCGCGCCGTTCGCCGTCGATTCGAGAATTACTTCCGAGCCTTTTCCGCCCACGGTCTGCAAGAGTCCCGCGACGATATCTGAACCCTGTGGATAAAACGCGACCTCCGACCCATGCACGAATCGGTTAGTCTGGCCCCGGCCAGTCTGAGTCGACCTTGCTGTACCTACCCTGTACCGACTGTTCAGTCCTTCAAATGCCAGCGTGCTCGCAGATTGCGATGCCAGTCCCGGTTTAAAAGCGGGGTGGGGGATATGGTCGTAAAACTGGCGCACCATATTAAAGATCGAGTTGGTCGACTCGGCCAGATGCGAGAGTACAAACGCGTTAGCGTTTCGATTTTGTGTGATTTTCCAGAAGAATCGCCCCTCCACGTAGGTTGATATGCCTACCTGACGGGCTTTTAAAACTAGGGCGCGGATATTTCCCTGCTTTTCTAGCTGCTGATCTAGCGTTTGGTGCATCCATCGCTGGCCTGCATTCAACTCAAAAGGGGTTATCGCTCCCTCTTTGTTGACAATTCGCAGGATATTTTTTGCATATAACGGGAAGTTAGTCTTCAGCTTCTTCGCTGCTTGTATGATCTTCTCGTCGTTCGTCATGGGTCACCAGATTTTTTGCCCACCACCACAGCTGGTCGTCAGGCATATCCATTTTCATTACGTTTACTCGGTGGCATACCAGCTGTAAATTGCCGGGTATGTAGCCGATGCGGCTATCTATTCTGTCAATGCTCATCGCCGTGTCCGCCATACCACCGCCGTGAGTCATATGCACCCCTGTAAGCGCGCACAATCCGTCCTGACGGGCGAGAAGGCTGATAAGATAATCTATTGTCACGTCATCAGAAAAATCCATGCTGCGCTTTATGGCGCGTTTCTTCGCAACAACGATCCTCTGCCTTAACCACGACGTCGTCGTCTTTACCGCAGATCTTCTTCTTTGGATTACTCGACAGCTTTGACAGGCATTTCTCCTGACATCAAATTCGCCTAGTGGTTTTTCAATGCGGCATGTAATACATCGCTTATGTGTATTTGGCACGACCCCCCCTGAGTAAGCTCGTCAAACGCTGCAACCGCTTTTCGGCTATTGCTAACGGCTACTCGATCTCCCATTAAGCTAGTACCAAGACCGATGCAACCCTGTACGTCTGACGCGTAATTGGCTGCGTGTATTAAAATATAAGTTCGGCCCGGGACATCTTCGAGCATCCACGTCCAGCCGAAGCGGGGGCTTTCTCTCCACGTCATGCTGTAACTGCCTGTAGGGACACAGGAGACGTTTGGTGCGTTATCTAACCAAGGGCGTTCTATTGTGTAGAACGTCTCGCCAGCGACAGTACAGACGCCGAGAGTGCCCTTGGGGTGATAGCAAAAGCGTTCGATCGTTATATCCATCTTACTTTTTATAAGCCTTGTTTTTTGCGGCACGTTGGCCACGCTTAGGTAAACCCTTCTTCATACACTTGCCGGCCTTCTTGCACTTAGCCTTAGTAGAGCAACTGCTGCATGTTTTCATCATGGTCGCTATTTCCTATGCTGTTTGGTTTTGTTTGCAACCCGCTTGGGCTGCTTAGAATGCTGCTTGCCGGCTTTGGTGTCCTCCCGCTTCTTACGGGTAGTCGCGGCATACTCTTTTGTTGAGAGGCTCTTTATGGCCTTCTCAGGCAGGTACCGCTCGCCTGTCGCGTTGGAGCCTTGCGTCGACGGCTTTCCCGATTTAGTTTTCCACTTTTGAGCAGTCCACTTCTTCAGGCTCTTCTGAGTTTTTTTCAGTGCCATCAGTTTTTGTAGCCTCCGCCGTTAGCTTTGTACTCCTTAGCCAGCATCTGCGCCTTCCTTGCTGACCACTGCCCAGCGCTGCCACCCTTACTACCGGCCTTGATCTTCTCAAAGAGACGCTTCCTCATGGTTGGCTTCGTGTAGTTGCCCGCCGAATTTACTTTCGACTTGGGCTTAGCTTTTTTCACTTGCTACCAACCGGCTGAGTAGTCATAAATCGCAACACCACAATGCCGGTGGCTATAGCGCAGCCGAACATCGCTTGGATTGCAGGATTAGCCGGCAGAAAGCCTACGAAACCCTGTAACACCGAAAGACACGCGAGAGCCGCCCCGTACTGCACTGTGCGAGATTTAAATGCTTGTCGTAACTGATCCATTACTACTTCCTCGATTTGGCGCCAGAGCATTTCCAGCGCTTCCTAGATAGATTGTTAGGGGTATTGGGATCATTCTGCTTGTCTTTAGACAGTCCCTTCTTAATACCGAGCGATCTGGCGCAATAACTGTCACCTTTTTTAGTTCCGGCCTTAACACGAGGACCGCCACCCTTGGCTTTGCCTGCCTGCCCATAGGAAACCTTCTTACCAGAGGCCGTGACCTTCACTTTTGCCTTGCCTTTACGTGGTGTAGCCATCGTTTTTTCAACCTCTACATGAAGTTATGGTGCAGATCGTCTAATTCTCGTGCATATATTGCAAGTTTTTTAGCGTCGGTACTCTCATAAGCACCGCCCCCCCTAAATATGATGGGTGGGGGGTACCCGCAAAAATAGAAAATGTCGTTCTACTCATCGCATAGGCCTCTATGGTACCAAGTCCGCGACGCCGCCCCATCCAGACGCGCATCCCCCCCCCATACCCGCCAGATCCGCAGGCCTTCCCCCCGGGATTTAAGGAGTCGAACCTAGCAAAGGTTCAGTCCCGATCGCCCAAGTCGTTGTTATCGCTACCAAAGTCGACCACCAGCAAATTGTCCGCCCGCAAGCCCGGCCCATTTTCCTCGTCGTCAAGCTCCAAATCCGCCAAAAAAGAAGACTCAAAGGTCGTAATTTCTTTCTGTTCCGGAGCGAGCCAGCCTTCAGCCTTGAACAGCCCCTCGATGGCCCTCAGTTTGTCGGCGTCCTTCTCCGCTGAAACTCCGAGTTCCTCGAGACGACTAACCCATTTCGCACGTCTGTCCTGTGTTTCTTCAGCCATAACAGCTCTTCTCCGTTCGATCTCTGCTTTTACGTTAGGTTTGGCTAGGTTCTCAGTTGACTGCACTCTCAGGCAGTTCTGGCTCTTCTGACTGTACCCAGCCCGACGACAGGCGTCTGTTCCGTTGCCGGTGAGCAGATACTCGTCTATGAATCGTTCTTGTTTGATGGTCAGCTTTCGTTCTGTCATTACATACGTCCTTGCCTTACTCACATACAGGAGAGACCGGCAGTGGGGTGGGTTGTTTTTTATCCCGCGGCAATAAATTTTTGGCCTAGAGTAAGGGCCGCCGCAAACACTATCCAAGCCGCTCGTTCCATCATCGCGCCACGGCCGTGAGCCTTCGCTACTGCCAGCTGGATCTCACGCTGATCGAACTCCATTTGGTCGAGTCTCATCTCGTGCCGCTTGAGCCGCGCATCCTGTCCAATCATTCGCTCATCTATCCTACTGGCCTGATTTGAGAGGGCCGCAACGTCCGCAGACAAGCGGTCGAGCTTGCCGTCAATACTTGACAAGGTCTGCTGTAAATCCATTGCTTGTGCGCTCTCCACTGTGTAAGGCCTAAGTTGCTGATCTGTCTCTCAATTTTAACCTTTTAAAAGACTTATTTCGAATCTTTTTATAAAAACATGTGGACATGCAAAATCTCTTGTGTTTTATAATTACGTGCCCGGTCGCTGACCGGCATGTGTCAATTGTGACAAACCACACGGAGAGCTAAACATGAACCACACAGCAATCAACGCCAAGCACCAGCGAGCACTCAACAGCCTGTACAAGGCTGACCGCAAACTCTGCGCCTTGATCAATGCTAACGAGATCAAACTCGAGGCTCTGGAGCCGGGCACTGACAAGTACTACAACACCAGCAACCGCTTAGAAGAGCGGGAGGGCGAGCTTCACTGGAATTTGGTTGAGCGGTACGTCGATGAGGCGGAGCTACC